CTGGTGTAATTACAGAAGAATATCAAACTTACAAGGACCACGTGGAAATTGGTCGTATAATCGAATATGGATTGTATGCTGGTAAAGAACACCAATTCGATAAAAACTGTTTACCTCAGGAATTACAACCCTTTTATGAAAAGGGTCTGTTCACCGTATTAGCTTTAAATGAGATTTCATACTCAGAACCCAATAACTTAGATTGATATGATTAAAGATAAGGACAAAAAGAAAAAGAAATTATCTTCTAGTGGCATGACTACTAAAGATAAGATGTTAGCCCGGAAAAAACAATTAGAATCCAAGGGTAATGGTAGTGGATTGGTATTCCCTAAAGAGGGAACTTTAAGAATGAGAATCAAATCTCCAGGAGATGACCAGGAATTGGGTATTGAATTGATTCAGTTCTATCTGAATAAGGATTTGGGAGGAGTTATTTCCCCGGCTACTTTTGATGAACCCTGCCCATTTATGGAAAAGTATCAGGAACTGAAAAACTCAAAAGACCCAGATGACCAGGAACTTGCAAAGATGCTGGTACCAAGAAGAAAATACGTAGTGGGTGGAATAGTATATTCAGATGAGAAAGGTACTAAGGTAGATTATGAAGGAAAAGATAAGGGAGTATTAATCCCAAGATCAGTATACCAGGATATTATCGACCTTTACTTGGATGAAGACGAAGCTGGAGATATGACAGACCCAAGAACTGGATACGATATAAAAATTATCCGTTCTGGTTCAGGTAAGAATGATACTACATATTCTGCTCGTGCATGTAAACCTACTAAACTTGACAAGAAGTATTCAGGTAACGTAGATTTGGAATCCATAGTAAGATCTCAGATTAAAGATTACGATGAACTGGAGGAAACTTTGGCATCATTCTTAAAAGAAGGAAGAGATTCTGATGAAGAGGATGAAAAACCAAAGAAGAAAAAGAAAGGCATTCATAAGGATCACTACATGGATGATGATGAACCTAAGAAGAAAAAGAGAAAGTATAAGTCAGATATTTGATAAATTGGTTTTATAAATGGTTGGTAGAGGAGGTAATTCAAGAAATTGGTTATCTCCTTTATTTATGTTAATACATTACAGTATGGCAAAAGGAAAAGTGGGTTTAAAAGTTCCCTCTAAAAACGAATTACTAAAGAAATATGGGTCATCAATAGTACTTGCTTCTGAAACAAAAGAAACAGGTCTATGGTTACCAAGTACTTTCTTTGCATTGAATTATACCTTTGGTGGAGGAATCCCATTTGGTAAAATCCTAGAAGTAGCAGGAGAAGAATCCTCTGGTAAATCACTTATAGCTTACAACTTTGCTTATTCATGTCAACAACTGGGAGGGCATGTAATATGGGTAGATGCTGAACAATCATGGATGAATTCCTGGGCTCAAACTAATGGAGTTGATCCAGAAAGAGTTACCGTAGTTAATGATACTCGTATTGAGAATGTTGCGGATGCAGTAGCAGACTTAGCATTATATTTCAGATCTCAGTTAATACACAATGAACCAATACTTCTGGTAATAGATTCAGTTGCTGCTATGGATTGTGCAGATAACATAGATTCAAAAATGACGGATGCTAAAGCAGAGATGGGAGGTAGAGCAAAGGCTTTGTATAAATACTTCCGTATCAGAAGCGAATTATTTTATCGACTGGGAGTTACACAGATTTATATTAATCAATTAAGAACTGCATTGAATGTTGGATTCGGAAAAGATAATACAACAACTACAGGAGGCGCAGCACTTAAGTTCTACGCTTCAATCAGAGCTGCTTTCTATTCAGGAAGATCTATCACTGTTAAGCAAAAGGGTAAAGAACGCAAAGCTGGGAAACTCGTCACGGTTCGACTTATTAAAAATAAAGTTGCTCCTCCAAGACCTACAATCAGCAAATGCCCAGTATACTTCAATCCTAAGTTCCATGAGGTTGGATTTGATAGATGCTTTGGATTAGAAGATGTATTGGTAGAAAACGATATAATCGTTAAATCCTCAGGTGGAGTATATAAACTCAAGGATAAAACTCTTGCAAGAGGAGAGGAGAAATTTCAAAAGCTTTTGGAAGAAGACGACGACTTAAGAAGAAAGCTTTTAAGGAAAGCAGATATAAATACCATTGGTACTACTCGTAAGAAACTAGAAGCTCTTACAGAAAACTGTTATCCCATAGATGGAGTAGAATACGAATCCTATAATGAATCAGAAGACGAAGAGGAGGAAGACGATGAATGAAGAAGAAATAAAGAGAATAATCGAGGAATATCCTAAAGGTAATCTGAGATTAGAGGCAAAGTCAAGATACTTGGATGAGTATAGCTCAGCAGATAATTATATCACTGTTTATCTGGGTGATGAAATAATACAAGAAGTTTCACTTTACGAATTAGATTTTAGTAGAAGATGAGCAAGAAAACACAGTTTACAAGGTCTAAGGTAAAGTTGGGAAGTTTATCTTGGACTTCTCCCATTTATCCTCATGGAGAAGGTAAATATCAGAATAAGCCTCTAAAAGATAATATACCTGGGTACCCTGGTTATCACATATCTAAAAGAGGTAAAATATATTCAAGATGGGATGTTAATGGTAAGGGTATACTAAGTAAAAGGTACTATTTAAAACAGCCACACTTAAATAAAAATGGTAGGTATATCATAGGATTATCCCAACCTGGTATTGGTACAACTAAATGGTTAGTACATAGATTAGTAGCTTTAGTATATTTGCCAAATCCAGAAGAATTACCTTATGTATGTCATAAGGATAATGTACCTACTAATAATTCAGTAAATAATCTTTATTGGGGTACACAAAAAGACAATATGTCACAAGCTTCTAAGGATGGGAGGATGATTCAAGCAAAAGGTAAAGATAGCGTACACTATAAAGGTACTGAGATACAAAGGTCTTATATACCCAGGTTAATTAACCTGGGGTTTACTAGAAAAGAAATCTCGGAAATTATGAATCTGGGAGTTCAATTAGTATCTGATTATTATAATAAATATAAAGAAACATATGGCTAAAAAACTAGTATTAATCATAGATGGATGTAACTTACTTCACCAAAGTTTCCACAAATTCGAAAAGCTTAAGTCTACCGATGGAAAACCAAGTGGAGCAATATTCGGATTTTTTAGATCATTACATGGGTTCTTACATAGGTGGGACCCAGATGAGGTTATTATAACTTTTGATAATGGACACTCTCCTTATAGAGATGCTTTGTTACCAGATTATAAGGGACATAGGAAAAATATTTCAGTAGATTATGAATCTCTTCAATCTCAAAAACGTGTTATTATGGGTATGCTCAAGCTCCTAAGAATTAAATATGTTTTTGATAAGCATAATTCTACTAAATATGAAGGAGATGATTTCTTAGCATACCTAGTTTTAAATAAGAAACCCACTGAGAAGGTAATCATAATATCATCCGATAAGGACTTTAATCAACTTATCAGTAAGGATGTAAAAATACACAATCCAAGAAAGGATGAGATGATTCATCAGGGTAATTGTAAAGAATTATTTGGATATTCTCCAGAGGAAACAGTAGATTACCTTTCAATGGTAGGGGATACTTCGGATGATATTAAGGGTATCCCGGGTATTGGACCAGTAAAAGCTAGAAAAGTATTGGACGAATATGGTACTTTGGATAAATTTCTAGAGCATCATCATCAAACTTCTCATGTAGAGATTGCAGAAAGGAATAAGAAGCTTATAGATTTAAGATTATTTCAAAAAGAAGTACCATTATCCAAGTTACCTATGAAAAAGTTTGCTAATAAGGAGATAAAATACAAGAAATTCAAAGAAGTCTGTATCGAATACTCTTTAGCATCCTTTATGACAAATGAATTTATGAAACCATTTAAAGATTTGTTATCATGAAAAGAATTATGTTTGTAGGGCCAAGTGGAATAGGAAAAACCACTTTGGCAAAGTTCATAGAAATCAAATATGGTATACCCTTTATATTTGGTAGTATGTCATATTTAATGCCCGATACAAAAGAGATGCACCATGCTGAGTTTTTACACCAAGAATGTGGAGAACTCATAAACAAGGATTATCAATTGTTGAATCTGAGAAATAAGCTTTTCAAGGATAAAGAAACTTTTGTAACAGACCGAAGTTATGTAGATTTAGCCGCTTACTTCATATATAAGCAATCTACTAATATTCCGGAATGTGAAGTAGATGCTTTTTTGGATATTTGCAAAGATCTTACTATCAAGCAGTGTGATTTATTGATATACCTTCCATTGAGTATGTATAATATGAAGGAATGGAAAATGGAGGACAATAAGAAGAGAATCATAAATAGATATTATCAAACTCAAATGTCAGATATAATGGGTAACTTACTAACTCAGTGGAATATCTCAAATAAAATAGATATATTAGTAGTACCTCAATTAGATTTCTACGACAGAATACACATGATAATGTCAAGATTGGATTAATATGAAGAAACAAGTAATGGAAGATAATATTAATGGCTTTCCCGGGTATCATATTACCCGGGAAGGTTTGTTATATAGTAGATATAACAAGGTTGGTAAATTAACCAAGGTATATCATAAGAATAAACCTTATACAAGGTCAAATGGTTATCAACAGATAGTATTAAAGATAAGGAAGTTAGGGTTAGTAAGGAGAGCTTATATACACAGATTGGTAGCAGAAGCTTATATACCAAACCCTTTAAATAAACCCTGTGTATGTCATAGGGATAATAATAGAGAGCATAACACCGTAGAAAATCTATATTGGGGTACCTATAAAGAAAATTCTCAACAAGCTAGTATGGAAGGTAAACTCAATAATAAGAAGGTAATTAAGTTTTTGGTATTCTCTGACCTCCATCTTCATATTTGGTCTAAGTTTGAAACTCGTATTAGTACTGCTATTAGAGTATTAGATGTTATTTCTTCTGAAAGTATGAAATTAAAAGTACCCGTGTTATTTTGCGGTGATTTATTACATGAGCCTAAATCTTTGAGTCAAGAATTATCCGAGATTATCTATAAAGAATTTTCTAAATTAGACGAAAAAGACTGGGAAATGTACTGTATAGCTGGTAATCATACCATGAAACATATTAATAGGATTGATAAACCAGCTTATTCTTGGGAAACTTGGCTTTCCCAAGAATACCGATTCTTAAAGTTAATAAATTTCCATAGGGTACATATTGGAAAATTCTATATACATGGTATACCTTATATAGACAATAATATTGGTTTGTCT